CCCTGCGCTTCGAGCTTGAAGCGCTGATCCTGGAAGCCTTCTTGATGTCGCTGACATCCTGGGGCTTGTAGTTGGGGTCGAATGGGGAGGTCATGCGGCCACCTCCACAGATTCATAATCGGTTGCAAAGCACATCGGTTCAGGCCCTGGCTCTACGCACAAGCTCAACAAGTGCGACTGCAGCCTGAAGCGGTACGACTCCATTTCCGACCTGACGCAGTTGATGAGCGCGGGACTCGTCCACCAGATAGGCCATCCCATCAGCCAGCATCCGAACGCCGGGTTCAACCGCCGGCGCAAGGTCCGGCCGGTTGGCGACAATTCCCGCCCATCGAGGGTCGAGTGGACCGGGTGCGAAAAGTGGTGTTCCACGAAGTTGGGAAGCTGCTCGCCTCCCTTGTGGTTTCGGCTCTGCTGGCTCTCCTGGCTGTTCGGCGTCCGGTAGTCCCGGCTGGCTGGTGTAGGCCATTGCGCCGCTGCTGATGGCAGCATCAGATCGCCCTTGCTCCCCGCTTGGTTGGGGCCACCCTTCGTGCCGTCCGTCGCCCTTGGCGTCGGCCACTGCTGGGCTTGTCCAGACAGCGTCAACCGCTCCTGCCCAGGCTTGCCCCCGTCGCGGGTGTACTCGTTGCCTTGGCTGTTCGACACGCTTGGGGTCATCCAAGAGTTGACGCCACGCAAAGCAGAACCATCGTGAACGCCCGTGCGCGGCACCCACGTCGGACGCGGCAAGAGTGATCCATTCCGCGTCCCACCCGCGATCGGCCAGTTCTCCCACGACTCGGGAGGCCGCGCGCTCGAAGAGCTCGCCTTCGGTTTCGTCCACAGCGGAGGCGGTGGCAGTAGCGATGGCGCTGACGTTCTCCAGAAAGAGTCCCTGCGCGTCGCAATCGTCAGCGAGGTCAAGGATTTCAAAGAAGAGCCCGGAGCGCTTTCCATCAAGACCAGCCCTTTTGCCGGCGATGCTGATGTCCTGGCACGGGAATCCCGCAATGAGCAGATCCACGCATCCACGCCACGCTGCGCCGTCAAAGGTGAGCAGGTCAGACCAGATAGGCGCCGAATCAAGGGCTCCCGCTTCCATAAGGCGGGCAAGTTGTGCGGCAGCAGGGGCTTCCCGCTCCACGTAGCAAACGGTTCGATGTTGGATGCCGAGTAACTCGAATCCGGCTCGCGCTCCTTCTCCGAGCATGCCAACGCCCGCGCAGAGCTCAATGGAATGAAGAGCCACATTCACGCCCCCGTCTTCCGGTACAAAGACACGCGGTGGGCGTGCGTTCGCGGGCTGTGCGCCTTGCGGTTCTGGTCGGTCATGACCATGGGCAGCCCGGCCTTCATGAGCACGCGAGGCAGCGAGCCCCACACCTTGTGGGAGTGAGGCTCAGGAAGCCCGCAGGTGTCGCAGTAGCTGCGCAAGTCCTCGATCGCGAACAGCGCCCCTTCCGGCAGGCTTGCGAGGTAGCACTTGGCCAGGAAGGTGAAGCGATCCACCCACTCCTTCGATTCGTTCTCCAGCACCAAGGCCTGGCCGGCTGCTTTTCGTTGCTCGCCTGAAACCAGCACCGATGCCGCGCGCTGCTTGGCGTCGACTGGCAAAAGGTCGGCTTGTGTCATCTTTCTGCTCCTTGTGCCGACATGCCATTGATGGCAGTGGGCACATCTGTAGGGCATGCGGCAGAGATCGCGCTTGCCCTTGCTTTTGCGTTTGCAGACTTGGTTTGCCTGGGTGAAGGTGTCGAACGGCACCTTGCCGTCACAGGAAACCGACTTGTCTGGCGTTCTGGTGGTCACGGCTGGCCCTCCAGGGGAAGGGCCATCTGTGTTTCGGTGACGAACGAGGCCAGGACATCCAGCGAGGCGGCGACCTTTGGCAGCGCTGGCGGGGCGCTGCGGAACGCCTCTGCCAACTTCCAGTAGTGCCCCTTGTGTGCTTGCCCGGTGCGGATGGCCAGAAGCACCGCCTCGAGGTCAAACCCGGTTCGGCGCACGTCACCGATGTCGGCGTAGACCTTGGGCTGCCATGTCTCGACGTTGAGCGCCACAACGGCCACGGCCGGCAACTTTGGCCGCTTTGGGCCTTTTGGCTTCTTGGTCGGGCCGGATGGCGGCTTGGGCTTTGTGCCCCAGGCTGGTGGCTGGCATTTCCCGACTGCGCGCATGAGCTCGGCGTGCTCCCACTGGCACTCGGCGCAGTAGTCGACGTCCTGACGAATCTCGTCCGTCTTCTTTCGACCTCGGTTGGCTTCGCCTTTGCCGGTGCGCCCCACGATCTTGATGACCGAGAACTGCACAGCCGACTCCGAAGCATGGAGCCAGCTGATCCAGTCAGCCTGATCGCGGAAGCACGCCGGCTTAGGCGGGGCCTTCTCGCGCAAAAGCGCGAACAGGTCCGACGTGGCGCGTTGGTGGCGGGCGGTCATACCGTTGGCCTGTATGGGGGCTTAGGAGCCCTCAATTGCCAAGATGCGGCGCAGGTGGTCTGCCTGCATCCTTTGCATACCGTCAACACCGTATGCAACGGACTCGAGATGAAGCCGAAGAAACTCCGACAGGTTCAACCCCTTGCGGGCAGCCAAGCCCCGCAGAATGTCGATGGTTTGCGCGTGCATGTTGATGCGCTCCAACTGCGCATCAAAGGGCCCCAGGGGGTGGGTGGTCCCACTCCGGCTGAAGCCTTGTTGGTCGATGTCAACGGACATGGTTTCTCGCTCCTTGAGGTTGCGGGGAAAGTTTCGGAGACGATCAGGCGGTGCAAGTTGTGGGCGGCTTCCGAGATGGAGCACCGCTCAGCTGAACTGCAGGCCCACGCAGGGGACTTGCGCAGGCAGATCGGAGGGTGAGATGGAAGAAAGAAGCCCCCACGCCAGCGCGCGGCCACCGTCGAAACGCTGTCATCACGCTCGGTTTGCCGCTCAGGGAGGAGAAAGCGGCCCGCCTCATGGGCGGAATGGGCGTTGCGCCTTTGTCGGCGTGGGGGCGAAACTTGTTCATGGCGAGCCGCCCGTTGAAGAGCGCGGCAGTTCCGCAAGCACCGGCCGCAAGTCGCTTTTCATAACACTTGCGTTCGGTGAGACAATCCGGAAGGCTCGTGGATACGTTTTCTGCAGGAAGAACCGCCACAGAGGCGGGATCCCCACTCGTTTCCAGTACGAAACGCCCTGCGGAGTGATGTGTTGCAGTCGTGAGCACTTCTCGGCGAGCTCTTTCGGGCCACCCAAGCGCTCAATCAACTCGGCATCATCGGATAGTGAACTTTCGTAAGCCATGCATAACGATAGCACGCATTCGCCTCTAAGCGCAAGCGTACACGCAAGCACAACGCAAGCAGCCTATCCTGTTTCGGGGGAAGAATCCCCCGATATGAAACTCCAGGATCGTCTGCACAAGATTGCTGAGTACGCCGTCTCGCGCGGGCTTACCAGCAGGCGCCACCAGTGGTCAGACATGGCCAAGGCGGCCGGATGCACTCCCGCGAACATGCGAAACGCAGCCAGGGGAGAGCAAACCAAGATGGACGAAGACCTGCTGAAGAAGCTGGCCAAGTGGGCAGGCGTGCGCGCCGAGTTCACCTGCGCAGGCGTCGGCCCGATGATCGATGGGTTGAGCGCAGGCGCAAGCGCAAGTTACTCAGACCAAGTGCGTTCCACTGTCGACAAGGCGGCAGCAGCTTCTGCCACCATTGGCTGGTCAAGAGAGGCGACGATTCTGGCGATGTTGCTTGATCGCATCAGTGACGATGGCAGACGTCAGCAAGCGTTTTCAGAAGCATCGGCCATTTTGGTGAGGCTCGGCTGAACGCCTAGCGTTTCCCAGAATGCGGAAGATGGAAACTTGTCACCTTATGGCGAGCATGTTACGTTTGCACGCACAAGGGAGTTTTCATGCAGACCAACAGCAGTTCCGAAGTGGGGCCGGAAAATGCCTCACATTGTCGGCATCAACAAGCCGTTCACCCTGGGAATCGGCCGACCTATGCGGTCTTGGCGCTCAAGCCTGGCGGAAGGATACGGGAGATTGCCCTGAGCCGCAGCATCGCTGCAATGCAGGCACTTTCTTACATGCCGATTGATGAACTGCGCGGGGCCCACTGCGCCATTGTCGTGACGCCAAGTGATCTGCCCTGGTGGCAGATTTGCTCGCAGTCGCTGAGGGACTCCGGGGTGTCAATGCAGCCTTTCACCGATCGTCAGCAAGCCATGACCTGGCTGGCATTCATCCACGCATCAGGGAGGTAGCGCATGAGATTCAAGGGTGTACTTTGCATAGCTTTACTCACACTGGCGAGCGCCTCTCGTGGCGCCCCACCAGATGCTGAATCGGCCCTTGGCGCGTCCAGAGCATTGGATGCCTCCGCACAAGCTCTCGACAGCGAGTCGTATGGTCGCTTGATCTCCGACGACTATGTGGGCAAGGTGATCGGCTATCCGTCCGACCCGATGCGCCCGGTGAGTTTCACAAAGCAGGAATTGCTCACCATGCTTGATGAGGCTCGCAAGATCAACGCGGTATACAAAATCGCACGCACGGTGGAGTCGGTAACACCATCAGAGCGCCAGGACGCGACCATCATTCGAGGCCGGGTGGTTGAGCGATTTGACTCACCTGGCGGAAGCGCAACGCTGGTCAGTTCATTCTCAATGACGTTCGTGAGCAGGTCTGGAAGAACACTCTTGCTTTCCTCTGCCAACGCCATGGCACCCGATTAGGCTCTTGCACCGAGTCAGCCCCGCAAAAGCGGGGCTTTTTTTTGCGCTTTCGCGATAGTCTGCTTTCTTTCGCTTGCGTCTTTCGGCGAAAGCGTGCTATCGTTTGCTTCACCACAACCGGAGAGGCAAATGCCGCACACCACTGACCGGGCCGCGCAGCTGGACAAGCTGGCCGAAGCCCACGAGATCCTGAGCGAGGCGCTCGCATACATCGGGTTGCACCTGACGGGCGCAGCGACTGAGCCCTACAACCCGAATGCACGCTGCCTGCTGGCGCTGGATGACCTGCGCCGCGATGAACTGTGGCGCGCTCGCGGCAAGGCAGAAGCAGCACGCATCAGCGGGTTGTCCCTTGACCTGAGCGCGGTGGGGGGCTGACATGGAAAACGTCAACCCGCTCATCGCAAAGGTGCTGCGCAACGCAGCGGACATCCCCGCTCAACTGCGCCGCGCTGAGTACGTCAGCCGCCTGCTGAAGATGGACTGGCAGTTTGAGCATGCGCCGGCCGAGCAATGGCGCGCGGGCCGCGACGAGCTTGCCCAACTGCGCCGCCTGCAGGCCGAGGTCGACCCAACGGCCAAGTTCTGGAACCTGCACGCACCCGAAGCCTTCAAGGCACACCAGCGTGTCAAGGTTTCAATCACCCACCTTGACGGTCGCCGCGATGTCACCTGGGTGACCAGCCAAGTGCCTGACGACATCCTCATCAGCGTGTTCCTGGGCATGCACAGCCCCATCGCCCGCATTGAGGTCAACAAGGCTGATGCTGAGGTGGCCACATGAGCCGCCACGAAGACCGCGAAGCCGATGGCTACTACTGCGTGCGCGTGTTCGACGCCGAGACCGGGCGTCTGATCGAGCAGCACGCAGACAAGACATGGCGCTCGCACAGCCTGCGCGTGTCGGCCCTGCGCGATCGCTACGACACGCCCGACGCCTACCGCTTTGAATTGGAGTGAACCATGAGCACCGCTCTTCTTCGCCGCGCCGACGTCATGACCCGCCGCAAGGTGCGTGAAGCCCTTCGCGTCTGGTGGCTCTTCAACGTGCGGCTTGCTGCCATGGCTACGCGCTTGGCA